CTCATCCTCTTCTAATACTTCTAACATTCTACCAGTAATGTGATCATAGAGTAAAGGGGATGCCTTACCTGTGATGCCACAGAATCGGTTCTTAAGTACCCGTACATAGGTAGTGTTACGTTCCTCTGGATCCTCAGCTTGTCCATTACGTTCAAGACCTAGAACCATATCACTAAGCTGTGCTATAGAACCAGAGCCACGAAGCTGTGACAGGCTGGTAGCAGCACCTTCCTCATGACCCTTACTGTCAGGACGCTTGAGGTGTGAAACGATGAACAAGGCTATCCCTGTCTCCTGTACGAGCATCCTCAGCCTAGTCATGATCTCATCTAATGCCTTGCGCTCATCACCATTAGCTTGTGCTGACACAACAATAGACACATGATCAAGCACAACATACTTACAACCTAGTCCCTTAGCCATGTACCTAACACGACTGACAATATTATCTACACCAGTAGAACCGAAGTGATCAAACAGGAACACACGATCAGTACCTAGTGTGGCATTGAATGCGTCTAGTCTTTCCTCATCCGTAGCTACAGTGTCAGGTAGGTGTAAAGGTTTGTTAGCTGCAAGACTCATAAGAGACAGTGCTGCTTTCTTTATACTTTCCTCAAGGAATAATATACCTATGTTATCCTCAGTCTTACTAATGATCTGCCAGATAATCTCTCGCATGAACTGACTCTTACCTAGCCCAGATCCAGCCGTAACTGTGACCAGTTCTCCGAATCGGATTCCATAAGTGAGCTTATTGATCCCTTCATATGGGTAGAGACATTCGGCAGGTGCAATGGGCTTATTAACTTCATCCCATAAGCTACTCCCTGCAACAATTCCATCGGGAACAAATCTCTCTGATGCCCACCAGCGATCAACAAACTCTTTGTTGCGTCCGAACTTAACATAATCATTTGCATCCTTCTCATCCTTAGTGTGTTTGAATACCTTGGCCTTACCACCAAACAACTCAGCCACTTGGTTAGCAGCTTTCATACCTGACTCATCTGCGTCAAAGCACACTACGATATTCTCATAGCTGTCTAGGTATTCATAGCTGGAACGACAGTCCTTCAAGGCAGCACTGCTACCATTCTTTATTGATACTACAGGGTACTTACTACCAAGCATCTGATAGGCAGACATAGCATCATACTCACCCTCAGTTATGGTGATGTACTTACCACCCTTGGTGAATAGGTTCTGTCCGAATAGAACAGTGTCCTTCCAGTTACCCTGAGTACGAAAGTCTTTATCAGGTGAGCGTGTCTTAGCACCAACTAAGTACCCATCCTTATCATGATACCCGAAGTGCATTACATCCCCTTGGAGTTGGGCCTTGTATGCCTTACAGGTGTCGCTTGATATGCCTCGGTTAACAACACTCTTGTATTGTCCAGACACTAAACTTTCTTTCAACTTGTCAAAGTTACCATTAGGTTTCTTATCGGTACTGCTTGTTATCTCCATACTATCTCCTACCTTCTTTCTTGTTTCACATACAAAGCAATATGACCAGCCCTTATCATCTATGGACATGCCATCACTGCTGCTACAATCGTCACACGCTAAATGCGTCCTTAGAAATGCCATTAGTAAAGTCCTCATAGTCTCTTGGGTTCATGATATGAGATAGCACTGTATCTAAAGCGATCAGTGTGTCCCACTTCTGCGAATCATAACTCTCCTCATACACTACAATGAAGTAGTTCATAAGAACTTCTACTGCTACCTCGTTAGCCTGTTCGGGAGTTACCTCAATTTTAATTGTCATTACCTACCTCCAGTAGTTTAGCTTTAAGTTTAACAACCTTGTCAAGATGGTACGTCATGAACCTACTACCTTGTCGTATAGCTGTCTCATAGTTATCAATCTCCTTCTGTATTTCCATACGTTGTTTAGACTCTGATAACTTTTGCTTAAGAGATTTATTCTTAAGCGTCTTGATCTGCATTTCTGTCACTCATCTTCCTCCATAATATCATTGATTAGTTTCTGTTGTAGCTGATTAATCTCTACGAATAACATCTTATCGTGTACGTGCCAAGCACAAGTGTTAGCTGATCGGTGGATCAACTTAGCTATGTTGTTGTACGATACATTCATAGCCCGTAGACAGACGATCCTCTTTAAGTCACGCTCAGAGATAGAATTATAGTTTGTCCTAGGCTTCTTGGCAAGCACTGATCGTGCTGGTACATTCTCATAACTGTCCTTGATCTTGGGAACAAAGATAATACTCATCGTCTATCCCCTGCAATGTGATACTCATTACCCTCTAACACCTCAATGTCTGCCTCGTACTCTGCTCTTGCTTCCTCAACCATAGCCTGTACATCAGGATCATCACTAGCCTCTAGTATCTCAAAGATGTAGCTGTCTCTCTCTATCCTCTTGAGGTACTGCTCAGGCAGGATAACAGTACGGGTATTCTTAGGGTCAACTAAGTTCTGTACGTACCTACAGTCCATGTTCTCAACCACTGTGCTAGGTGACAAGCCCTGCTTAACTCTGTCTTTTAAAATCGCCATGTTATTCGTCTCCAATAGTTAACAAATCAATTCTTGATGTTGTAATAATTTCATTATCTATAGACTCCATGCACTCATTGCACAAGTCTAGGTACTCACTACATTCATATCTTCTTGTTGCCTCATAGTCAGACAACTCCTGATCACAACCCATACATCTCATAGCACATCCCTCTAGTCCCTACTATCTTAACACAAGGGGTACAAAGATGTACGTTTATGTGCTATAATCTCTCTTAAGAGTTTAACAAGTAACAATCATTAGATACCTACTCTTACTAAGTAACATACTAATAGGTACACAATAAGAATTAATACAATGTATCTTATAATCATTCCTCTACCACTGTATTACAAAAGGCAACAGCCTCTTCATAGTTCTCATGAGATTCAACTACAGTACCCATGCAATGACTCAGTGGGGAATCATCAACAGTAGTAGTCAACACACTACCAATAATAATTAACGCTAGTAGATACATCATCCATCCCTCCTGTTATAAAATATTATAATACGCTGCTTCTTCTATAAGATCATTCTCTTCTAGCCACTCTAGGCATAAGTCCATGACCATCTTATCGTTCCTTATATCAAAGAACTCTAACCTGTCTGCACTGTACTCACGACCATCATCACATATAAAAATAATGTTTATTACAGTGCCACCAGCCCATGTGAACCGATGATCAGCACATTCAAATACTCTGTACGTTTTCATACGTCACCTCTCTACTTAGTAACAAACAATACAATGTCTTCACCTGTCGTGAGACTAGACACTGGAATAGCTACACCATTCTCTGGTGGTGGCTGTGAACCTACATACGTCCATGACTTACCTGCTTCCAAGTCAGCCTTAACTGCACTGACAAACTCAGGGTTATCTAACGCGAACATGCCTGACATTAACATAATACCTATAAACATAACTCAATCCTCTCTTAATAATTTATCTACAGCTACACCACATAGCACTGCTGCTATCAATGCTGCCATAGGATTACCACTGAATAATGCTGCACCACAGAACCCTATGATCGCACCTACTATAAACCTGCCTAATGTTTTACTCATGCTACCTCCTCCAATTTTATGTATCCAATTTTATACAAAGTTTCATTATAAACTTTCTTAGCCTTGCGTCCATGAGCAGGGTAGATGATCAACTCCACATCCTTATCCCAACATGATCGACAGGTATCACACTTCCCATCTCTCTCGTATGCTAGACAGACCTCAGATTTCCCTAGGAAACTAATTGGTGTCTCTACATAGGGGACAATAGTGGAAGTAGTAGCCCCATCAACAAGTCCACCTGTAATACTATCACTGCTAAACCTAACAACAACATTGGGGAGTAAAGCCATTGCATCTAACACCTCCTTATATTTATCGAACTTATACTGTCTAGTTGGGAACCAATGCTGACACCAAGGCGTAGCTTTCATGATAGCATACATCTTCCACGCCAGCTTGGTTGTATAACAATCACCGCTATCGAACCAACGAAAGTATCGTGAGTTATCTAGCTTGACTATGAACTCATCAACAAACTCAGGACGTTTCCAATCCTCCTTGTTGTGTTGGCGTAGTGCCTTAACACTAGGCATCTGATAGAAGCCACCTCTTGCGTAGCATATCTCACAAGCTGCAACGACAGCACCAGTGACAATATCTACAGCACCAGCACATGTAATCATAGCTTCTAGTGACCATGAAAAGCATGGCATCTTACTGGCTGCACTAAACTTTATACTACTCATCTTTATCTTCCTCCCTCTGCATATAAGATACAAGGTTAGTTGTCATCATCACACCTAGCATGAAAATTCTTTTCTCATCTGAACACAACTTATCTGCATAGTCTTGCAGTTGTTGAGGCTCTTTGAATGTAGCTACAAATGGGTATGTTCCTAACTTAATCATAATCACTCACTCCAAAAAACATTATCCAGACCATATTGCTTAGCAATCACTGGCAGTAATGGACTCACTGAAAACTCAGCCTCATCGTCAAAACTTCGGTTAGTATTTTGAGAAATTATAGTCAATAAAATATAGCCTTGACCATCTAAAATGTAATACTTGTACTGATTCATGATAACTTCCTCTTGGTTTATGTAACTGTGTTAGGAGATAGCTTAACTACGGGGAATGTAGCAAGCTACCGCCTAATGCAATTTCCCTAGGAAACTTTAGCAATGATACCATCTTGCATCGTCACCTTGGCAAAGAACTCCCTGCCAATGCCCGTGATGTGTGGGCGGTTAGCACCTACAAGATCACCATTCTCGATGTACTCATTACCGAACAAGCTAGTCTCTATATACTTTAGAGGATAGCCGATAGACTCTTTTAATACGCGCTTACTTTTGTATGGGAATACTAACATGGTACTGCCTCCTTACCTAATTTAATTGTATCTGCTAAGAACACCTCACTACGAGCGTGTGCTTTCTTGCGATAGTTTTTTACCTCACACTCAACAATATACTTATCTGTTGGGTCACTGAAGTTTTCCATGTACTTCATAGCACCAGCATAACTAGGCAACACATGCCAGCCAGACTCGTAGTATGTACCACCAGATCCATCACGAACCCAATCATTACTGGCACCGATCCAACGATCACATTGTATATTACGATCACCATCAACACCATGAAACAAAGTCTTCCATGAATTATCCTGATCACTAACCTTCATTATCTTGAATGCTTTCATTCTCCCTCAACCTCCGTATAAAAATACCAGTCACCAGTTGAACACTTGATGAACCCTCTAGCAATTGCTCTTGCAATCAACTCATCTGCATCTAACTCAAAGTTAAAGTCAGGCGCATGCTTACTAAAGAACTGCTCTTTAGTAAAATAATATTGTGTACTCATTCGTAATCCTCCACATCTAAACCATCTATCATGGTGCTGCATAAATTCCATGTGCATATAACACCAGCCATGAAGTGGGCCTCATCTTCCTCACTCATACGACTCGCCATAGCAAGTAACTCATCCATATTCTTGGGCGTTTCTACTCCGTCCATGTCCATGAATGGCATTACTCGCGCTTCATACTCATCAACAATACCT